ATAGCCCACATACTGCGTGTGCTAAATGTGAATAGTTTGTTTCTGGGTCTTTAAATTCGTCGTCCATATGGGCAAAGATGTGTCGTAATGTACCACCAGTATATCTGTCCTGAAGGTCGTCTAGCTCTCTCCAGTTCTCTTTTCCGTACTTGTTTGCTCCGAAACTAAGAACTTTTGACACCTCTACTAATGCTTTAGAAGGAAGTAGTTGCATCATAGGTTTTTCACTATCAAACTTTTTACCTTCTTTTTTCATTCGTTCTGCGTTCATCACATAGTTACTCATGTATAAAATCCTTAATCATAGGAAAGATACTATTGATTTCATACCCGCATTCTCGTGCAATATCTGCATGTTCTTTCTGCGTTCCATTAGTGGTACGAACATCAACGTAGTGTATCCATGATCTTACAGTGCCTGTCATATAAAGACGGGTCTTAGTTAATCCTTCAGGAAGTACGGCTCTTGCTTGTTCTTTTGCTATACCGTTATCAAGTGCCCATTGATAGGTGTTCTGGGCTGCAGCAATAACTTTCTTCTGTTCTCGAATCCATCTAGCTTGGAGTATGTTGTGTCCATCCATTTCTGGATCTAGTGGTAAACTGTTCTGACGATTGTTCTCGTCTTGAATGCGTGCTTCTCTCAGCTCAAACGGCCAACCGTCCAAAGCACTAGGCTCTGCATAGCGTTGGCTAAACTCTTGAAAAGCAAAACTACGGTGACGAACTATCTGATGAGCGATATCTCTCGTAGTATTGATTTCCATAGTAATACTAGCCATCTCAAAAGGCGACCAGTGGTTGTGTTTAATTAAATATCGTACTAACTTCTCTGAAGTTTCAGTATTATGCTGGTTACTAGGGTTTGATACTCTAGCCATCATTGCAATATCTTCTAGCAAGTTAGTACCTGTTGATGCTATAAGTTGTACTTTGTTCATTTTATTTTATTCCTAGTTTAGGTATCTCTACCTTATTGGTTTGCGCATCTGCATATGCAAGTATAAAAGGTAATCCTGATTTTTCAGCCAAATCTTTCTGTCCTTGCTTTAGAACACGATCAACCCTCGAGCCATTGGCTCTTCTACTTAAACATTTACAGTCTATAAAATACGTTGCTCCTGTTTTATTTTCGACAGCAACAAGGTCTATTAAACCTTGTGCCGACCCTTCGTTAAGTACCTCGTACCCTGCTAAGATTAAATGATTTATAATTAGGTTCTTAGATACCTCGCCTCTAATATGATCTTTATAATTGCTCATCTTTTATTGTCCTGAAATTCGGTTGTTATAGTCGGCTAGTTCTTCGTTCCACCAGTGTGGTTTGTCTCTATACTTCCACGAAGCAAACGTAGCTTTGTCGAGCATATAGAAATTGCGATAAGACTGTATAGGGTTATCATAATCTTTTAGTTCCTCTGTCATTGCCAAGGCAAATTTAGTGAAGCCGTGGTCTTCCATGTGTTTAGGTTCTGGCAAAGCATAAAGCATTGCGAGACTTTTGTGATCACTACCATAGCGATAGTGTGCTTCGCTACCAAGAGCAAAAGCATAGCAGTTTGTCCAGTAGTAATTCTCTAATGAAGAACGTACCCATACACAACTAGGATGGTTTTGCATTGTAGGTAGGTACGGAAAGATACGATCTTCCATAGCTAACTCTTTCTGCTCTTTCCGAGTAGTCTGAAGGATCTTATTCTCTTCTTTAGTAATCGGACGAGGTACAAAACCGAACAGATGATCTACCCAGAGGTTTGTATTAATAAGCTGTGCGGCTTCGAGTATCATCTTGTTGACATGTTTATCAACGTGGTACTCTGCAGACTTGTCGAGATCTTTGTCTAGGTAAAAAAGGTTGATTGTAGTTCTCCCGTAAATTGAATATCTATTATACTAGAATTGGGATAACTTGTCAAGAAGTATTTTATGCACTCACTGATTCACCGCACCCACATTCGTTAGTGAGATTCGGGTTTACGAACTTAAAGCCTTCGTTCAGACCTTCGTAAGCATAATCTAATGTCATTCCTGTTAGTAGGGGAAGGGACTTGTTGTTTATGTATACGACTAAATTCTTGAAGCTAAATTCCGTATGAGTATCCATATCAGCCCCATCAGAATACTCGAGGAGATAACTATACCCATGACACCCAGAAGGCACCAAACCCACAAGTAAAGCCTTTCTACTTGCGTTCGCCAGTTTTTCCACTGCTTTAGATACTGCTTCATTCGTTACCTCTATCATTGCATACGCTTAGAGCGTAAATCCTTTACTGCTGTCTTGATTGCATCTTCTGCAAGAACTGAGCAGTGTATTTTTACTGGGGGTAGGGCTAATTCTTCGGCAATTTGTGTATTCTTGATCTGTTCTGCACTGTCAATATGCCTGCCGATTGCCCACTCTGTCAGAAGTGAACTGGATGCTATAGCCGATCCGCACCCGTAGGTCTTGAACTTTGCGTCAGTGATTATGCCTTCGTTGTCTACTTGTATTTGGAGACGCATTACGTCCCCGCACGCTGGAGCACCGACCATGCCAGTGCCTACGTTCTTTGAATGTTCATCAAGTGTACCCACATTGCGTGGGTTCTCGTAATGGTCTAGTAATTGTTTACTGTATGCCATTGTCTTTTACCTCGTTGTATGCTAGCTCTCCCTTCTTCTTGGCTTCGCGTTTGCGGTCAAGGAAGATCTTTGCTTTGTTATACTTCCGCTGAAATTTAGCTACTGGGTTACGGGGTTTACTCATAAGACACCACTCCATAGAAGCCATCCTAGACTATAGCCTAGAAGGAACACTGCTTGATACTGTAGTATAGTAATCACTTTTGTACCACAAAAATACTTACTCATCATCCTTCTCGTCTGGCTTAATAGCCTCTTCATAATATACTATGATTTGATTCTGCTGATTAATGTAACGTCTTAGCTCAGCAAAGTTAAGGGAAAGGTTTTCGTAGTCTTTAATACTAATAGCAAGATAAACAAACTCACCATTTTTCTTAGTGAACTCCTCTTGGAACGCATCAAAGTTATCTTTATTTACTACATATAACTTGACGTCGTTAAGCCGTACAGACTTAGGTCTGACGACGGGCGGAATTAATGTTTTTATGGTATTAGTTACTGTTATTATCTTTGGTTCCGGCCTCGGTATCAGACTGCAACCCGTTGTCAACGTCGATATCAGCAGTAATGTCAACCCAAAGTTTATCGGTCGCATTTTGCATTCTCTTCTGTATTAGCCCAGGTTTCTTTAGAGCTAGGTAAGTTAGGTTATGTCTTTGCAGGGTATCACGAAGCTCATCTCCATATCTCTCTGCGCTTTGTAGTTCTAGTTGTAGCGTACTATTAAGTTCCGCATGTTTAGTAGCGTCACTTCGTAGTAGATCTACACTGTCTTCGCTTATCTGAACTGCTACTTCTAGCTTGGCGGCATTCTCTCGTAGTACGCCTATTCTGTCTTGTGTACTTTCATAATACCACTTAAATACAGCCGTCTCAACTGCTAGTAGTATCAGTAGTATTCCTACTATCTTCAGCCACATCTTCTAGCCTCTTCATCAATCGTTCTGCACGATTGCCTACCTGACGATACCAAAGAGAGTCTCTCCCTTCAGTTGCGGCAAGATTCCAACATCGGGAGTCCAATGCTGCTTTAAAATTCTTAAACTTAGAAAGTCGAGGTCGTCCAAGATTAAATAGCATATTCACTAGTACCTCTTGGACTTCCTCTGGGTAGGTATTCCACATACTATACAGAATGGCACATTCGTCAACAGCAACAGCAAGGTCGTGTTTAAACGCAGAATTGACTCGATCAGAGTCAACAAGTGATCCTATAGGCTGTCCATACTCTTCGTCAGTTTTCAACACTAAGTGTCCAACTCCAAAGGTAGGATAACCGAGATGATCCTCGTATATCTCGAACTCAACGCCTTCGTCTATTTCTAATTGTCTTTGTACTCTATCTATATTCATGCTTCTCTCCTTATATTCCTGCGCTGGCGGCCATTACCATAAATGGTAGGGCAAAACAAGCTAGGCCTGTAACTGTTGAGCAAAATATGCAAACAGCTCTGGTTTCTAACATTTTCATTACGATTTCCTTTCGTCTTTCGACACTTTCATATTGTTAAATTACGTCTCTTCACTGGAGTCGCACCAGATCTTGGCTTCAACGATTGCCTATGCACTTATGCGAATCTCTTCGATAAACTCTTCATACCCTCCGACGTGCATATCGTCTACCATGATTTGAGGATACGTCTTAGCTTCTGGAAAGATAATACGCATTGTTGGGGAGTCGAAGTCATCATGTAGTTTTAATACTATCACTTCGATACTCGAATCTTTAGCGGCTTGTTCATTCGCCACTTCTATTGCCTTCACACAGAAGACACAGTTAGGTTTACTATAAATTTTTATAATCATAGTGCTTTACGACGCACTAATTCGTTACGCAACTTCTGTTTGCGTTTAGGAGTAGTATGAGTACTCTCGTATGCTGCTACTACATCTTCTAGCTTTGTAGCGTGCAGGAAGTAATTAACTGTCTTGTACTTCTTTGACTGGCGGTCTACTAATACTTTGGCGGACTCTTTGAACTTAGCTGGCATTTTGTCTTTCCTCGTCATATTCTTGTTTAAGTAAATTATGTGTGTGTTCTGCTACTGGTCTGTTGGCTGTTATGATGTATATAGTGTTTGCATCTCTTACTCTATATATCATCGTTCCTTCCTCTAACAACACCTCTTCGATTATTAGTCTATTCATCCAGTGTGATTAAACCTTGGTCAACTAAATGTTCTATCGTTTGTTCTATTCCTTCTTGCTTGCCCAGTCTGTGACTTACTAACCCACAGCC